ATGAAAAAACTTTTAAAAACCTATTGACATTTTCCTGAAATATGGTATTATATAATTGTTCAAAGGAACAGAGAAAACACTGGAAAAGCTAATAAGGTAGCTTAAAAAATAGGTTCGATTCCTAATCCATGTGATCGGCATTTCGGGGCTTATCTCCGTGAAAAAGTTGTGTTTGTTTGTAGAACGGACAACTCCGAAATGCCTTTGAAAATAATATAAACAAGCAATAATAAATGGGCTGACGTAGTTCAACTGGTAGAACATTTGATTATGAAAAATGCACTTAGAATTAAAAACATCTTTTCTTTCGTACCATAAGTGCTAACAGCAATAACAAAGCCACTCAAACAGTTGTTGGTTCGAGTCCAACCGTCAGCATTCGGCAGAAATGCCACAAATGTATAAGAAAGACACATACAGCAAATTCAAAAAAAGGATAAAGCAAAACTCTACAAGTTTAGTGAAGTGGTTCAAATCCACAAAAATGAAGTGTCTTGAAAATGTGAATATGGGAGTGATCCGGCGGTGCTTTTCAAGGCGCATCGGGTGGAGAGCGCATACAGCAATTTTACATAAAAGGAAACTCTTCAAAAGTTTTAGTTACGGTTCGACTCCGTACACTCCCACAATTCCACCAATTAAAAATGGGTAAGTGGCGAAATTGGCACACGCAACGGCAATTTTTATACACATGTGTTTAGTTGACAAACACATACAGCAATTTATTCAAGTAGAAGAAATCAGGAAGCCGTGTCTTGCAGGTTCGAGTCCTGTCTTACCTGTTAGCACCATGAAAGTATGCAACTTTGTTTAGTTGGAAATGAAAGAATATCGCACCACAAGAATCGTATGTTTTGTGTGATTAAATGTAGCGAAAAGGTATCGTGAAAGGCTAATCCATTGGAGGTCGTGCATGGCTTCGCTTTATGGTGCAACCAGGATTATTAGCTCAGTTGGTTAGAGCATCCGGCTCATAACCGGGCGGTCACTGGTTCGAGTCCAGTATGATCCATTTGAGCAATTTCAAACGCTCAACATTTTGATTTTTGTAGCTTGGTTTTAGCGAAAGCTGTGGAAACTATCTATAAAATAGGGAGATAGTGTGTCTCATATGTGAGGTTTGTATGAGAAAAATTAAATATTTGCCACCGTAGCTCAACTGGATAGAGCAACGTAAATCGAAAAACGTGTCTAGTATTAGACACAGACAGCAATTTTTCAAGATAGCATGTTAAGCCGTAGGTTATAGGTTCGACTCCTATCGGTGGCGTTGGCGAGAGTATGCAAGAGGCTTAAGCAAATGATACAAAAATGTGCTTAGTTCTAGCACACACAGCAAACTTTCAGAGGAAAACATTGATTCAAAATTGTAAGTTGAATTCGTGGGTTCAAATCCCACCTCTCGCCTTGATGAAATGGTAATGAATTAGAATGGCAGCAATTCATATAGTTCCCCAAAAACAAGGTTGTCACTGATTCTTGCCACACCATAAGCGTATGTAGCTCAGTAGGTTAGAGCGTCCACAAAAATTTTATAGAGCCTTGTATAAGGCTTGAACCGCAAATATTTTTAAAGAATTTGAAATTGAGGAAGGTGGAAGGTCACAAGTTCAAGTCTTGTCATACGCACTTATTCTAATTTTTATATACTTACAGCATAACAAACAATAATAAAGTATGTAGGAATTATGAAATATAATTCAAAATTAGGAGGAATTGAACATGGGTTTCATGAATTCAATGAAAAGTACGTTGAATGAAGATTTCAACGAAAGCTACACAGAAAACGGCGCACTTGGATATAGAACAACAGGTAAACACTTGCTTGATTTGAATTTCAAGGTCGCATCTCTGAGAAAAGCTGATGCAGAAACAATCATTTCTGGATTCGATAAAGCGTTTTCAGAAGACCATATTCACGCACTCAAATGGTTATTCTATTTGCGTGATGCGAGAGAAGGTCTGGGGGAACGTAGATCATTCAGAATCATCATGTCTCATTTGGCAAATGTTGAGCCAGAAATCAGTAAAGTGCTGATTGGTTTAATCGCTGAATACGGACGTTATGACGATCTTCTTTCTTTGGTTGGAACAGAGTGTGAGAAAAATGCACTTGAAGTTATTAAAAACCAGTTGATGAAAGACCTGGAAGAGAAAAAAGCGAATAAGCCGGTATCATTACTTGCTAAGTGGATGCCAAGCTGCAATGCAACTTCTTATAAAACAAAAGAAAATGCAACAGTTGTTCGCAAGTACCTGGGATTCACAGAAAGACAATATCGTAAGATTCTTTCAGGACTGAGAGAATACATTGATGTTGTTGAAAGAAAGATGTCTGCTAAGAAATGGGGCGAAATCAATTACGAAGCCGTTCCGTCAAAAGCAAATCTTATTTACAACAATGCATTCCTCAAAAACGATGAGGAACACAGACGAGAGTATCTGGATAAGCTGGAAAAGGGAGAGGCGAAAATCAACTCTTCTACAAACTTCCCACATGATATCGTACATAGTTATCTGAAAGGTCGTAGCTATTACAGATCCAATATAAAAGAGGATAAAGCTCTGGAAGCATTATGGAAAGCACTTCCTGATACAGTACAGGGTGATGGAAATACTCTTGTTGTCAGAGATGGTTCTGGAAGTATGATGTGTAGTGTTGATCCAAACAGTAGCATTACTGCACTGGAAGTCGCAACAGCACTTGCTATTTACTTCTCTGAGAGATGTTCTGGCGAATTCAAATATAACTTTATCACATTCAGTTCAAGACCTGAGTTGATTGACCTTTCAGCGTGTAGTTCACTGGCAGAAAAAATCAGAAGATGTTATGCAGAAAATGACTGTTCTAACACAGACATTGAAAAAACATTTGATCTTATTCTGCAGACAGCTATCAATACTAATATGAAACAGGAAGACATGCCAAAGAATATCCTGATTATCAGTGATATGGAATTTGACCAGGCAACCTATTCATATGGATGGGGAGGTAGCGCAAGCACAGTAAATGAAACACTGTTCAAGACAATTGGCAGAAAATTTGAGAAAGCTGGATATCAGCTTCCGAGACTTGTGTTCTGGAATGTAAGCTCACGTACCGGCACAATCCCTGTCAAGGAAAACGCTTTGGGTGTTGCTCTTGTAAGTGGATTCTCAGTCAATGTTGCGAAAATGGTATTAAGCGGAGAACTTGATCCGTATAAATGTCTGATTGAGCAGCTTGACACAGAGAGATATGCACCGATTGAGGCAGCAATCAAAGATTTAAAATAAAACAACTTCATACGTGGCAAAACAACCAAAGTAAAAAGTACAGAAATGCCTTGTAAGACACGTACAGCAAATAATAATGCAATCAACTTTTAATTGATAACCGCAAACTAAGTGTCTTGAAGAACGTATATTCCATAATGGTTAGACGGAGTGGCAGTGGTTGTAAGCACTTCTTCTAACCTTTTTGAATAGATATTTTTCAACACAGAGGTTATACATGAGAAAGTTAGCAACAATTCGTGAAATCGCAGAAATCAAGCCGATTCCTGATGCTGACAGAATCGAAGTAGCAAGAATTGATGGTTGGGAAGTTGTCGTGTCAAAGAAAGACAATTTTCATGTTGGCGATAGAGTGGTATATGTCGAGATTGACAGTAAGATGCCGGAAACGCCAGAGTATGAGTTCTTGAAATCAAGAAAGTATGTTGTAAAGACTATCGTGATGAGAGGACAGGTTTCACAAGGATTAGTGATGCCGTTATCTGTACTCCCGATAGGCGAATACAAACTTGGTCAGGATGTTACGGGTATATTAGGTATTACTAAGTATGATCCGCAGCTTGAAGAAGAAAATGTGATTTTCGAGGAAAACAGAAAGAAAACAAGGAATCCAGTTGTGAAATTTTTAATGAGATATGCGTGGTTCAGAAAACTTTATCTCAAAAAGAATACACACACAGAGTTTCCGAACTTCATCAAAAAGACAGATGAAGAGAGAATTCAGAATATGCCTGAGTTATACAAAAGGCTGAAGAATGAACAAACCAATCTGATAGTGACAGAAAAAGTTGACGGATGTTCCGGCACTTATTTTTTACGCAAAATTCCGAGAAAATTCGGAAAAGCGAAGTACGAATTCGGAGTTTGCAGCAGAAATAGGAGATTACCACAGCCGGATAACAGCTACTATTGGAAAATCGCCAACAAATATAAAATTCGCAGCGTTCTTGAAAAGTTGATAGACGATGAGGATTATATAGTATTACAAGGTGAAATTACTGGTGTGAAAATCCAGGGAAACAAATACCATGAGAAAGATTGTCAGTTATGGGCATTCAACCTTATAACCCCCTCAAAGAAATATAATACCATTGAGATGCAGGACATTCTCATTAAGCATGGTATTCACACAGTACCAATTGTTGAGATTGGTTACAATGTAAAAGGTGATATACAAGATATTGTAAAGTATGTGAAAGGCAAGTCACAAATTGTAGATAGGGAAAGAGAAGGATGTGTTTTTAGAAACACTGATAAGAATATCAGTTTTAAATGTATTAACCCAGACTTTTTAATCAAGAACAATGAGTAGCCTTGAAAATATAATATCTTTTGCAATATGTCTTCTTGTTTTGGTTGTGTGTTTACAATTTTTAATTGCAGAAACATGGGAAGCAAGAAAATTTTATGGGAAAGGAAACGAGAATGGATCGGAGCAGTATTGGTACGAGAATGAAATCTTATGAAGATGCTCAGAAAACGTACCTAACAAGAAGAATGCCGGTAATGATTAGAGTGGATGGAAATGCTTTTCATACATTCACCAGAGGTTTTGAAAGACCTTTTGACAGCATTATGGCAGAATCAATGCAGCGCACAATGAAATATATGTGCGAAAACATTTCTGGATGTGTCTTAGGATATACACAGAGCGATGAAATCACATTACTTCTGATTGATTACAAGAAAAAGAATCAGGGAGCATGGTTTGGATATGTAAAGCGAAAGGTAGAAACTATCGCAGCGAGTATGGCAACAATGGCTTTCAATGAGGCTTTTTCAGATGTAATTACGGAAAAGATATCAGAAGACATTATGAAAGTTCATAATGATGAAGAAGCCGAAAAAGTAAAGGATTACTATTTCAAATATGTAAAGAAATGTGGAAGGGCAATGTTTGATGCTAGAGCATTTAATATCCCAGAATTTGAAGTAGTCAATGAATTTATTTGGAGGCAGCAGGATTGTACAAGAAATTCAATTCAGTCAGTTGGTCATGCAAATTTTTCAGATAAGAAAATGCATAAGAAAAATATGAGTCAGATTCAAGACATGCTCATGTTGAAGAAAGGAATCAACTGGAATGATTTTCCGACTTTTCTGAAAAGAGGATCTTGTTGTATCAAAGAAGATTATTTCATTCCAGAAAATGAGCTTCCAGAAAATCATAGAAACAATTTATCTCCACGGACATTAGATCCAGAAGAAGATGAATATGGTGTGTGGAGATCACGTTGGGTTATCGACAAAGAAATTCCAATTTTCACACAGAACAAAAACTATGTTAATGATTTGTTTTTAAACAAGCATTAACAAACAATAATAAAGGAGAAACAAAACAAGATGAAAACAAGTTATTCAGAAATCGTAAATGAAAACTACATCGGAAAAACTGAAAATCCCATTCCGATGAATGAAATTCTGAAAAAAGCAAACGAAGAAAAGTTAGAGCCATCTTCAAGCAGTCTTGAAAAAGTGCTGTTCTTGGGAATTGATGTGCAACAGGACTTCATGGATAACGGAGCGTTAGGTGTTTCCGGCGCACATGAAGATGTTGCTAGAATGACTAAGTTCATTTATAACAACATGGAGAAAATCACGCACATCTCAGTATCTATTGATACTCACATTCCACACCAGATTTTCCATCCGTGTTGGTGGATTGATGAAAACGGCAATAATCCAGCACCTTACACTGTTATTACATTAGCAGATTTGGATTCTGGAAAATGGCGTCCGATTGTTGAACCAATTAAGAGCCGTGAGTATGTAGAGAATCTGGAAAAGAACTCTAAAAAGAAACTTTGCATTTGGACATATCATTGCTTACAGGGTACAGAAGGTGCAGCACTGGAAAATCAGTTTGCAAACATGATTTACTTCCATAGTGTAGCAAGAAAATATGCACTGAACCCTATCGTAAAAGGTCAAGATCCACTGTCGGAGATGTACGGTATTATCAAGCCGGAATATGACAGAAGAGGATATGTGAACCAGGCACTATTAAACAAGTTCGCAAAATTTGACAAAATCATCATCGGCGGTGAAGCAAGAGATTATTGTGTATACGAATCTCTCTGCCAGATGCTTGAATTTTACAAAGATGACACTGATATGCTGAAAAAGTTCTACATTCTGGAAGATTGTATGTCTGCCATTGGTGATAAAGCCGAAGTTGACAAGATGTATGCAGATCTTCAGAAAAAGTACAAATTCAACATTGTACGCAGCACTGAATTTAAACTGTAAGGAGTAGAAAGATGGAAGAAATTATTATTGATGGATTAGATGAAATCGAAATGCAGAACACAGCCGTTGATGATATCGACAGTGAAAATGTCAATCTGATTTTCATTGGAATTGACAAATCTGGATCAATGTCTTCATACAGAGGTGATATGGTTTCTTGTTTGAAAGAGTTCAAACAGGCATTAACCGACTCTAAAGAGGCAGATGAAATCCTGGTAGCAAGAGCAGACTTTAACAGCTCAATCAACGTGGGTGGTTACAAGAAAATCACAGAGTTTGATACAAGCTACGATGCCAGTGGTATGACAGCACTGTACAATGTCATCGAAGATGGTACACAGAAACTTACTGACTACATGGAATATCTGAGACAGCAGGGAGTACGTGTAAAAGCGGTATTTGCAATTTTCAGTGATGGCGAAGATACAGTTTCCAATGATCCGAGTGAAGCAAAACGCCGAATTCAGGATCTAAACAATAAAGAAATTACAACAGCATTCATCAGTTTTGGTGGTACAGCTACAGGTATTGCAAAGAGCCTGGGATTCAGAAATATTCTGGATGTATCAAGTTCTGCATCTGAGCTGAGAAAAGCGTTCGATTGTCTGAGCAAATCTGTAATCGAAAGCTCAAAGAGCGTTGTAGCCGATGGAGATAACTTCTTCATTTAAGAATAACAGAATTTGCCCCATTCATTAAGGGTGGGGCAGTACATGGAGAAAAATATGCTTGTAAACAAAATAGGTTACGATCATTTATCTATCGGAATGAACTGCCAGGATTACGGGTTTGAATTGCCAGATTACAAAGTGAAGGTTGTGGCAGACGGTTGTTCTGAAGGATTACATTCAGAAGTAGGAGCGAAGACATTTTGCCACCTGTTGTCAAAAGGATATGATATCGAACAGGCTTTTTCTTCTTTGGTTGCTGTATATGGGCAGACAATTGAAGATATGAAAAATTTCTTGTGCTTTACATATCTTTCGGTAACAGAAAGTAATGAGTATTTCATTGCATCAAATTGTGGTGATGGTTTTCTTATTCTGGAAGATAACGATGGAAACATATCGTTTGTTGAACTAACCGATGGAGAATATCCGAAATACTATATCTACAACTATATTGACAAGAAATATCTTAGTCATTATGCAGATGGTGTTTCTGTAGAAAATAAGCTATTCAGTAAGGAAGAATATAAGAATGTAGGTATTGCTTCCGATGGATTGAGATTTATTGTAAATGCAGATGAAGATATCAAACAGGAATTTATTGAATGTTTAAAGTCTGGGAAAGCAGTGAAAATAAAAAGATTTATTAACCGTAACCAGAAATTATTCAGAGATGATATTACAATTGTTTTTTAAGAAAGGGATATATAATGGGAAAAATTACTGAGAAATCAACAAAAGCACAGATTATGGACGCATATACTCAGGCATTAGCTGAGTTGGAGAAACTTAAAGCTATGAGCGATTCGCCGGTTGAAAATGCAAAGAAAGAGGCACTGGAAGCATCTATGCAGAATGCAGAAGTAGCAGCAAGCA